GTCTAATGTTCGATCTTCTCCAGAAATAAACCGCGCTAGTTCCCCCGTTGTGTCCTTGAGCCACTGGGGGATAGTATCTTGGTCTACTGCGTATCCATCGGGGTCTGTAACGCCGCTGCGCGGCCACGCGAGGGCTTGTCTGTCGCTATCTGAAAGGCTGAGATTGTGGCTCTTTACGCTCTGCCCGTTCCAATCAATATGTTCATCTAACAAACGGGTCGCCATAATTAACGCCCGCTTTTTATCTTCTACCCCGACAGCCAGCCAAGCGGTGCCGAATGGCCGCTGGTTGTTGAACGTGTTGGCTTCCGCAACAGTGCAATAGCTGTTTGCGTTATATAGGCCCCCGCCCGTTTCTTCTGTCAGCGTGATCGTCATGCTTTAACCTTCCGTTAGTGATTGGGGGGCAGATTTCCCGCCCCCCTATCGAACTTAACCAGCGATGCGAACTGCCAGTTCTGGACGGATCAGTTTGACGCCCCAAAGCGCATCCAGCGAGTACTGAACTTGCTTGTGCTGGCGTGACACTTCCAGACGCATTGACAAGCCCGTCTGTGGGTCGGTCATGCTGACGATCTGTGAGCCATAGCCATCGCCCTGAGTTGCGCCCTGTAGGGGCCGCATAGCCAGCGCAAACGCATCACGGTGGAAGCCAAGGTTCACAACGTGTGACGCCCTGACTGTAATCGCCGCGTTGTCATTGACCGCCGCTTGCAGCGCGGGTGCGATACCAATGGTTTGCGCTCCGCCCGATGCTGTTGGAGCAGAAGTTACCGCGTAGGTCTGACCGTGGCCCGCAAAGGACACAATATCGCCCACAACAAAGCCGTTTGCGCCCGTCATGCCATCGACCACAACCGAAGATGCACCAGCCGCATAGTTACCCGCCTTGTTCACCAGAGGGGTGCCAGAGCCGCCCGCTGTGTGCGTTACCACCGCATCATCGGTGTATAGGTCAAAGCCAAACTTGCGCCCGATTTCACCCTCAATTTTAGGGCCTGTGCCGCCAACTTCATTGACGTTATTGAACGCATCCAACGCGAGTGCTGCGGCTTCTGCGTCAAAGTCCAAGATCATTCTGCGATCTGTACGTGGACACAATTGCTGGTTCAGCACTTTACGAGCGTCTGTCGCTTGACTGACATTGCTTGAAAACGGTGTGGTTGCCGCTGTTCCCGCAAAACCATAAACGCCAGTATATTGTTCATGTACTGATGTGTTGATTTTATTAGACAGAGCCTTGACCGCTTCTGACATTTGCATTGGAACAAATGCTTCGTTGCGATCCACTTCGACCATTTCTTTGTCAGTCATGTGAAAATTGGCTTCATACCAATTATTCAAAGAAATTTGCACTTTTGAAGGGCTGCTATCCTGTGGTGCTGGCGGTGTGTTCGACGGTGAAACCGCTGAAACAGTCAGCGCGGATGGGATTGGCACATCAATAGTGTCACCCTTTTGAGCCGCTTCACTGGAATAATCCAGATTAACAACGCGAGGCATGATTGCCTGTTCGCGCAATGCCAATAAGCCCCTTGCGAGGATTTTCGGCATAATATTCGTGATTGTATTAGCCATTTGAATGACCTTTCTTGGTATAGGTTTAGTTTGAGAGGGCCACACCGTGGCTTGCGTCGATCCCCGACCGACTTTGTGGCCCTTGAGCCTGTGGTTCCAATTTGGCACCACGTTTGAGCCTTTAGTGGCCCAAATTAGTCACAGGCACCGCCTGTTATTCTTTAAATGATCGGCCCTTGCGATTGGCTGGGGCCGATCAAGACGTTAATCTGTAATCTGTATTTTCCCTGCGGCTATTGCCTCAAGATTTCCAGATAGTCCTTGGTGGTCGTATATTGAGATTTTGCGTCCCGATATGCCGACCCCACCAGAAGCCCCGCCCCCAGTGGATGATTTAAAAAGATGTGGTGCCTGTTCCTCAAGGGAGCCGAACCATTCGTCCATTCCCATCGGGCCAGTACCCTTGCGCCCATAAACCACCTGATCACCTTGCATCGGCATCAGCCCCTTGGTCTCTGGGTCTATGCGCCAAACTTGCTGTGCGCGGTTTAGAACGTCAGGA